CCATTCATCGCACCAGATCGAACCAAAACGTCTACCGCTTTCTTGTTCAGTTTAGAATAGGTAATATTTTCATTAAATAAGAAATCTTCAACTGTTTTAAAAGGGCGATTATGTAAAATTTGGTCAATTGCCGCATCCCCAAGTCCTTTAATAGATGTTAAGGGCTGAATCAATGTATGTCCATCTTTGCTGATTTCCCAGACACGACCAGATGTATTTACATCTAGCTTTTTGATATTGAAACCAAAGCCTTTTGCAATATTGATAGCCTTCTCTTTTCTGCTTTCAGGCTCTTTGTCGAGAAATGCCGCCATCCATTCTGCCGGATAATGATGGGCTAACCAAGCACATTGGTATGATAGCATAGAATACGAAACAGCGTGTGACTTGTTAAACCCATAGCCAGAAAAGTATTCAAACTTATCCCATATACTCTGGGCGATATCGTGGCGAATTCCCTTTTCTACACAACCTTCAATAAACTTGGTGTGGATTTTCATCTTAGCTTCGTGACCTTTGCCTGTTCCTTTTTTGGTCAACAGCTTGCGAAGCTTGTTGCCTTCATCAAGAGACACGTCTTTTCCAAGCTTGTGGGCAAGAATGGCAATCTGTTCCTGAAAAATTAGAAACCCATATGTTTCTTGCGTGATCTCTTCAATCAAAGGGTGAATATATTTAATATATTGAGGATTCTCCTTCGCATCAACATATTCATCATCTACCTTTGCCGATAAAGGTCCAGGGCGAAAAATAGAAGTAATGGCAGATATATCAATAATACTAGTGGGCTTTGCTCGTCTGCAAAATGCTTGGGCACCTTTCTCGGTAAACTGAAATATTCCTGCCCACTTTCCATTGTGAAATATATTGTTATAAACATCCTGATTTGTTAAGTCAATAACATCTGGATCCAAATGTGTATTATAATATTCTTTGACATCCTTAAAGGTTGGTTCTTTAATGTCTTTGTGGCGCTTAAGAATATGCCGTATTGCACCATCAATCATTGCTAGTGTCGAAAGACCAAGGATATCAAATTTGATAAAACCCATTGGTTCAAGATGCCGAACATGTTGCCCCTCTGCCCAGGGAGTTTGTCGTACTCCCTTGCTATTAATAAGTGGCATCCACTGATCTAGATTTTCTCCCACAACGACACCGCCAGCATGTCGTGAGCAAGATCGCACTTGACCATAAAGAACATCAATATGATTAGCGATATGGGGATGCTGGGATAGGAATATTTGTAGAGTGGGCGAGTGTTCTTTAACCTCCTCAAAAGTTGGAGTATATACACCTGCCTTAATTCCATGCGCTTTCTTTGCCGCTGGGGTTGCTTCCATAAGCATCTTGCCGGTGACTTCATTGACTTCCTTAAAAGGAATGCCGTAGAACTTAGAAATATCTTTAATCAAAGAGCGAAGCTGAAGTGTGTTCCAGTTTGAAATAGGAACGACGGTTGTATCGCCCCACTCTTCAATAAGCTGTTCTTTTAACTCCATTGGAGCCGCAACATCATAATCAATATCGGGGTAGTCAGTCGCATCTGAACGTAGAAACCGCGAAAACAAAAGTCCGTGCTTAATTGGGTCAATTTGAGTGATACCAAGGACATATGCCACCAGAGAGCCAGCGGCAGAGCCTCGACCTGGACCTGTGAGCATACATTGATTTGCTCTATCTGCAATTGCCTTCATGGTTAAAAAGTATTTAGAAAAGCCGCGATCATCGATAACGTGGAGTTCATGCCGCAATCTCTCTGTGTACTCCGTATTGTTGTGTAATTGGCTGTCTCTAAGCCCTGCTAGGGACATATTAACTAATGCTTGGGTTGCAGTATATCCGGCAGGCACAACAAAGTCTGGTAGACGCACTGTATTGTCAGGAAGAAAATCAGCGATTTTTTCGTGGGCAATCGCATATGTATTGGTAATAGAGCGCAAAATAAGATCGTCGTCATATTCAACATTGCATTCTTCTGAATATTTTTTATAACTTTCCCACATTTGATCGCCATTTTTTGGATAGAGTTCATATCCAATTTCATCGATGCCGATAGGCAATTCTGTGCTCATATAATCGGGTGCTGCTTTCCCCAGCCATCCGAGACGCTTATAAAGCTCTCGATCTTTCCAGGCATCGCGGTTCGGGTAATGGCTATCAGCCGTGGAAATTAAGCCGATTCCAAATTCCTTGTGCATCTGGATAATATATTTATTAATGATGTGCTGTTCTGGTACATTATTCCACTGAAGCTCTCCATACCAGCGATTTCCAAAAATGTCTATCATGCGTCGAGTCGTTTCGCGCATCGCTTCAAGAATGGCTTCTTCGCCTTTGTCTCGATTTTCCCAATAATTGCCAGAGTAAACGCCCCCCAAACAAGCAGAAGCGGCAATAACTCCTTCACTATATTTTGCTAGCATCTCGTAGTCCATACGAGGATAGCGATAAAAGTTTTCACTCTTATAACTTTCGGATATTAACTTAAAAAGATTCTGAAGTCCTTTTTGATTTGTGGCGAGAAGGATAAGGTGGCGACGGCGGCGCAATACATCTTGGATCTTCTTGCTGGAGTTTTCATCCTCCACCGTGGCGGCGCTTAACTCACTACCAAGAGTTTTTGCACGCTTTTTGTCTTCAAGCGCTTTTGTATATTCTTCGCGCCATGTGGTAAGTGATGGAAGAAAATATGCCTCTGTTCCGAAAATAGGTTTGAAATCTTTACCCTCTTCTTTCATCTTTTTGGCATGTAGCACTTGATGTGACAATCCGTTGGCATTACCGTGATCGGTTAGTGCCAATGCATCGCACCCGTTTTCATAAGCAAAGTCCATATGTTCGCCTGGATACCCTAAAGCATCAAATAACGAACCCGCAACACTATGTGCATGTAACCCTACAAATGGGATTTTAGATTTTACTCTATCGCTCACCTTACCCTCCTCTTAATGTAAGTATAATAATATTATAACACACGTTTGAATACAGTGTCAATCTCATTAACAATTTTATTGCGAACTGTTGGATCAAGATCTAAAACCTCAAAAACGCGATAACGCATTTGTCCAAGTGCAGTAGCAAGCTGTTGGTGTCGGTCTTGCGCCTGTTCTAGTTGTTTGGTTAAGTCTTTAACCTGGGTTTCTAAATTATTCTTCGTTGTCATTGTCTACTCCTATTCCATTCCATTCATGGTATTTAATTAGTCCCTCATGAGGGCGTTGAATCATCTTTGCTTCGGATGAGGCAAAAAAATTAATATAATTTTCCCAATTACATATACTGTGAAACCAGTCTACCTTTTTCACATTATCCTCTTCTATTATAACAGGTTTTAGAACTTTGTCAAGGGAAAAATATCTTGCTGACCATCTTTCTTCAAGAGGGAGTTTTTCCGTTGGAATTTCATTTCCAGAATTTTTCCAGGTTTTTGTTCCTTCTTTTCGTATTACCTGTCTACATTTAATAAAATCTTCTGGACCGAATGAAAACCCTAGATATTCTCCATCTTTAGCCGTCTTCCCGTCGTGGCATAGGAAAAAATTATTTTCACTGGAGATTAGGCTTCTGTGTGGTCGTGGAGCATCTTCGGGATAAACTCCAAATGGAAAAGAAACATAATATTTATCCGGTGTAACCCATTTGCTCATTTGTTTGCTTATCCAATATGCTGTCAGTGCGCCAAACAAAATGCTCCACGCATGACAGTCAATTCTGTCTCTATCCTTTGGGTGAATTGGGACATAATATATTGGTATTGGGCGTCTATAGTCTTCAGGGTGTGCTGCCAAAATTCGCCCATACCAGATAGGATCTTGTACGACTTCGCCTATCCTATGGCGTATGAGAGGCTGGATATCATTGTTACATACTATCCATATTGTCTCACATCCTGCATAGGCACACTCGATGATTGAGCGCTCAAGAGCGGTATAGTTTTCCGCAATCGGCATTAAAGCGTTGTCCCATTCAAAACCAAAACTATGTCCATGTCCTGCAATCGGAATTATTCCAGCCAAATGGAATGCGGCTTTGTTTATGGGCTTTTCTTCAATCATAAGGCATTGAGTAATTTTGCAGCATACGTGTTCATTTCCACTTGATGCGTGGATATAACTTCTTGAGGTGTATCATATAAAAATTTAATTTTTTCACTATCTTTGTACTTTCCCATAGGAAGGGGTACTACTTGTCGATACATTAAAGAGATTTTTGGGGATAGCCACTTGAATGGTTCAGAAGAGCGATCTGGGTAGTTCGGATTTTTGCCATTTTTTGGACCACGAATTCCCGCTTTTTTCATACATTGGAGAATCTTAAATTTCGCATATGTGTCTGAATATTGATAATTATGAGTTGCCTCCTCCGGTGTTAAATACGATATTGCTAATAAATCTTTTTTATCGCTTTGAGTGTAATCTCTTTGCGAAGAGTAAAAGAAAATTTTCTTTACAAAATTGCTATCAGTCTCAATATAATCAATATCGTGAGTACTTCCAAGATTTACTTCAAACCAATCTAAAACCTGTGTTGGCTTGTTTTGGTTGTTTTCAACAATATGTGGAAGTCCATTGATTTTATTATCATCAAATACAATCAACTGCTCATATTCAACATTTATAGCCTTATTTCCCTCTGTTACAACCTTCAAAGAGTTGTCTTTAATATTAATAGATTTTGCCAAATGTGAAAAAGGCACGAGCCCCGATAACGACAAGAGTGCTAATAATTTTTCATATACCCGTTGCTTCGGTGGACCAAATACGGCTTGCTCATCATCTGGCTGTTTGAGAAAATAATTTTTAGGATCAATTTTAAGCAGGCTTAAGTCAATATCGGAATTGTAAAAATCAAACGGGTGTATGTTTGCCCCTTTTACAAAAATAAGCGGTGTTTGAGTATAAAATGAATACAATACGGAACTTAAAGTCGCCCCAATTACTATGTTCTTATATTTTAACATACAGGCTTATTAGTTTTTGGCACATGTCCTTTTGTAAGGGCGCTGCTGCTCTGCACTTTTCCACCTCCGACTTCCCACAACATTTCAATTCCAAGTTCTTCGCAAACTGCCATTTCTGGAGTGTTGGTATTTGTCCTGTCGCCTCCATTCGCAAAATAGTCCGGGCGATACTTCTTTAAAGCTTCACAAACCGTATTGTCGCTGTCGTCTATGCCTATTACTTGCGTGTCGCGCACACCTTTAATAGATTTTATTATTTCCACACGCTCTTCAAACGGCATAAATACAAATCCCTTTTTTCGCATTAGCCATTCATCAGAATTAACAATAACGAGCACTTCGCCCTTTTTTGCCGCTTCCTGGATCATTCGGACATGCCCTTTATGAATCGGGTCAAATCCTCCGCTAACCATAATACGTTTTTTTGCTTCTGGATATCTTCTATATTCGTTGTAGTGATGTGCCATTATTCTACGCTCTCCTTAATTTTTGCTATGACATAATTGTCTAATATTAAATAATGTTTGTCTCCTCCATACTCTACTTCTTCAATCATTCTTCGATCTACTAAAATTTGCCCACCTTTTTTGATAGCTTCTATTCTACAATCCGGTGCCCAATCAAATACTGTAGCAGCACAATATTTTCCTTCAGCCTTAGTATAATCATCTGGCAAAAGAATGGTGGTTTGTTCTTTTATTTTTTCTTTTTTGATATGATCTGGCATGATCAATATATGTCTGTTAAATGGTTCTAACATTTTTCTCCTTTATCCGCATTTTGCATATCCACAGCTTTTGCAGGTTAAACAGCCCTCAATATAAATAAGTCCATCGCCCACTCCACAAGAAGGACACTCTTTATCAGATGCTTCTGTTCCATCTTTAATATAATTTTTGAGCACTCTCGCAACACACTTGGCAAAGCTGAACATATCACTATCTCGATCTTTTTGCATCTGTTCTACAGCATATTGAATATTCGCGCCATGGCGGAGAGAGAGACTAATCAATCGCGTAAAGGCTGAGTTGTTTGGGTTATCAAAAACTTTTACAATGTCTCTTACTCTTATTTCGTCTCCATTCGTTCCCACCATAAGATCATAAATCGAATTCATCGTTTTTCTCGGATGCTTGACTAAAAGCCCTTCTGTGTGTTTCTGTGGGATCTCAATTAAATTTGATAAACCTCCCATAACTTCGTATGGTTTGCCGTCTAGAAGTCCAACCAAGATTATCCACTTTTCCCCTTGGATGGTTGTATGGTAGATGTCACAAGGTAGTTCTTTGGGGCGCACGGTAGCGGTATTTTGTGGAAAAACATCCTTACTGTCTTCGGATATTAGGACGCCAGAACGAGAACCATCGACATAAACCGTAATTCCCTTTAAACCCAGTTTCCACCCTAATTGATAAAGAGTGGCGACGACTTCAGGAGAGGTATCTTTTGGTAGATTAATCGTAGAACTGATGGAATGATCGATGTGTTTTTGAATTGCCGCTTGAATATGAATCCTGTTTTCCCAATCGATTTGATCTGATTCGGTGAAAAAGTCGGGCACTTCGTCGGTCCCTATCAAGTTAAGATACTGTCTGATATTGTGATGAAATACTTTATATTCGCTCCACCTGTCTCCCAGATCATCGACAAAATCTGCCTCTATGTGTTCCTCGTTGTGTGAAAGTTTGCGGCGGCGAGTATATGAATTTCTAAATACTGGCTCGATGCCAGAACTGGTTTGCGACATAATCGAAACGGAACCAGTTGGCGCGTTCGTGAGAATAGATATATTTCGCCTTCCGTGTTGGGCGATCAGTAATTGTAACTCTGGTGGCAATAATTTAATAAATTCATTATCTTTTTCCTTTTCCCAGTTAAACACCGGAAAAGAACCTCGCTCTTCGGATAGGCGGACGCTTTCTGTATAAGCAGCAATTTTCAAAGTCTCATAAATTTTGTCAATCATTGAAATTGCTTCTTTAGAGTCGTAGGCTAAGTTAAGGCACGCCAGGGCATCTGCCAAGCCATGCGTACCTAAGCCAGTTCGCCTTCCATTAACGCATGCCGCTTTAAGGCGTTTCCATAGTGCTTTTTCATCTGCTGTGTCACAACAAGAAATAATATTATCAAGTTTTTCTATTTCAAGCTCTACTAAGTCATCGGATAACCTCATTGCCATAGCAACAGTTTTCGAAAATCTGGAAAAATTGAACTCCGTATTTTTCTGGAACTTTCGATTTACAAAACTTTTTAGATTCACGGAAATCAGACGACACGAATCATATGCTGAGAGGGGGATCTCTCCACAGGGATTGGTGCATATTGTCTTGAACCCATCGTCAGCATATGCCTGGGCAGGGAGATATTTTTCAATGTTTCCCCACATTAAAAGTCCTGGTTCTGCTGTCTGTGTTGCGGACGCGACAATGGTATTCCACAATTCTTTGGCATCAACAGACTTACTTATTGTAGGTGACTCGCTTCCAACTGGAAAGTGTAACACGAACTCTTCATTATTCTCCACTGCCTCCATAAAATCATCGCTTATTTTCACCGAAATGTTTGCGCCAGTAACTTTGGTTAAGTTCTGTTTCATGGTGACAAAGTTTTCAATATCAGGATGGCGCACATCCATTGTAATCATAAGTGCGCCACGACGACCATTTTGACCAATCATCCGGCACACATAAGAATAAAAATCTGCAAATGACCAAGCCCCTGTGGTGGTGCCTGCTGAATTATTTACTGGTGTCCCTTCCGGGCGCAAATTGCTGATGTCTAGACCGACTCCGCAGCGGCGCTTAAAAAGATTGGCAAGGTACTTTCCAGAATCAATGATTGAAGATATATTATCGTCGGGAGACTCTACCACCACACAATTTGAAAGAGAAACGTTAACATAATTATTGCCGATGCCCATCATTGGAGATCCTTGGGGGACAATATATTTAAAGTCCTTCAAAAGCTCATAAATTTCCTGTTCAGATAAGGAACTTGTGCCTCCAAACTGTTTTTCTATACGGGCGAATTCGGATGCCAAGCGATGATGCATATCATCGGGAGTATGTTCGATAATATTTCCATTATTATCCTTAAGGGCATATTTTGTCAACCACACATTTGTTGCAAGCTGATCGCCATTAAAATATTCTCTGGCTGTGCTTTCTATATCGCTTGTCAATTTACCGTCCTTCCTTATATTTCTTATATCTTTCTTTTAACTTTTCAGATTGTTGCTTAGCGGCATTGACTTGAACTTCACCGATGGTTTCCCCTGTGGATGGTAAAATAGCAATTTTGACTCTTGCCAAGTCCATCTTGGCAGGATAAATAATACCATCTGGTCCAAATCTATTCTTTGCTACAAACAGTCGCCCCGTATCATTATTTTTATCATCAATAGTTCTGGAAACGGAAAAGATGAAGTCAGCAACGAAGCACTTACTGTATGCTTCGGAGATAGCTTCCATCGTAATAACTTCTGCATTCAACCCTGACCTGTTAGTTTGGGAAGCGGTCCAAACTGGACATTTCTGTTCCTGTGCGATGGCTCGCAACTCCTCATAAATAGATTCCAAGTCGTGTCTCTTTTCTCTTGTAGTTATAACAGGCTTTAGTAAGTCTCCATAGTCTACCAAAATCATATCCACTTTTATATCTTTTTGTTTTAATTTTTCAAGGTGAGTCTTAATTGTCTGGGTTGTGGCAGACTTTGTGGGATACTCTTTAATAATTAGTTTTCCCTTAATTTCCTGGACCTTCTCATAAATCATTTCTTTAAAAGAATGTAGCTCTGAAAGACCGACGCCGGTTACACAGCTATCGTATCTGATACCGATGCTTGTATCTTGAAGTTCCAGGGTATAATGCACAACTGTCTTGCCCGCTTTCATCGCTTGAGTGCCTAAGTGGACTAGAGCCATTGATTTGCCTGCTCCGGTGGGAGCAATAACTACGCCCAGTTCTCCGTTTCCAAGTCCGCCCTGGAGGAGTCCATCGATCTCATCCCATCCGGTTGCAATCGGATCTCTGGCTTTGATCTCAAATCTTTTCTCAAAGTCTTGAATATAATCATATCCAAAATTTGAATCATTTCCTAGTTTTAAGGCATCATTTATAACTTTAGCGATTTCATCGAATGAAGATGACTTAAGAAGCGACACAGACTGTATCATCGCTGACTTAAGAACCTGCTTGCGGCAAAAATCAAGTGCCGTATTCTTTACGAATTCTGCGTCTTTTATTTCGGCATTATAGATCCTTGCGAAAAAGTCTCTTGTCTGTTTCTTTACTGCATCTGTCTCCTCGTCTAATTCTATTCGGAGAATAGTGGTGAGGATTTTTGAAGTTGGATGAACGTTATACTTTGCTTTATAAGCAAAAACTTTATCAACAAAAACTTGCAAATATTTAAGCTCAAAATATTCAGTTTCAAGAACCTCCTGAATCTGATCACAGAACGCTCGATCCTCAAGAATAAGAGCGGCAAGACCTTCTTGGAAAGTCTTGCCGTAACGACTAAAACTGACTTGCTCTTGCGAGTTCAATTCTTCCTCATATATTATATTTTATATTATAACCTGTTTAGAAACACAAGTCAAGCTTTATTGTTTAAGTGAGAGCATTGAATCATATGCCTTGCGCTTTGCGCCCGATAGTTTTTCAAGATAATCAGTTCTTCTCAATACCTTAAAGGCAAGATTTTCAACTGAGTATGCCCCTATTGTTTCCAATCCAGTTTTTCGCATCTTTCGAATTTTTTCTTTTAGTTTATCGGCGTATTTTTCTGCTTCTTCATACTTGCCGTCATCAATTAATTGTTCTACACGATCAACCTGATCCATCAGGGATGCTGCTTTCTTTCTAATGTTGTCTTTGTCAAAATCTTTTGATTCGAATGTGGGCTTCTTTAACCACTCGCCTGTAAGCACCGAATACAACCCTTGTGCTTCGTGAGGGTCGTTAATATCTTGAACATAAATTTCAACTTCATATCCCTTGATTCTAATATCGTGGAGACGATTCCATAGTGCTTTCATTGCGTTGAAATATTCTCGCACAAGATCGACCTTCTCATCTATGTCTCTGAAGTCGAGTAAGATATGTAAATCTACATCAGAGAAACGGGAATAATTATATGCTGCCAAAGAACCCGTAAAGGTGACATCCTCATATGGGACATCACCTACTTCAAGGGAGCTATAAAAATCATTTGCAATAATCAATAACTTCTCTTGAATCTCTGGGTCTAAATTGTCATCTGGCTGGTTCCAGAAGTCTTGATCAAGTTCATCATGTACTTTAAAGCTGGAGAGATCAACAGATTCTGGATCGACATCTTCTAAAAGAAATGCCTTAAGGTTGGCGACGAGCATTTCAGAATCCGGTGTAATGCTTTCCGATTCTTTAAATGTGTTTGCCCAGTGCTTAAATAATTGCATGTTATAAATAGTTTTACAACTTTGAATCAGCAACGATCTTATTCATTGCTGCAAATAAATCTGTGAAATTTACTATGCCAAATCCATCTTCGATCATCATCGCTTTGACATTAGTTTTGGCGAGTTCTGGCTCAAAATTCTCAAGTGCATAATCGATCTTTTTCCTACCCTGCACACTTAGAGACGGCGTATAAAGTTGCATGAGACGATAGTTTTCCCTGATAAGATCTTGATGTTCGATAACGCTAGTATACGCCTTGACTGTGCCCTGATTCTCTTCTGCATGTATGATAAGACTATCAATACCAAATGACATATTCTCAGCCAAAAAAGGAAATCTTTTGCTTACCGTGGGGAGTCCGACGCCGCCGACGCCTGGAAGGTTGTCTGACTTATCGCCTGCGACTGCTCGCGCAAGAGCAAAATTCTTTGGATGAATTCCATATTGTTCTACTAATGCTTTTTGGTTTAACACTTCTTTCTGAATGGGTCGGAACACTACAGTCTCATTATCGCACAACTGAAAGAAGTCTTTATCTGACGAAACAATAACCTTTTGCCATCCACTATAAAGTGAGTGTTGAGCAACAACGCTAATAATATCGTCTGCCTCGACAGCAGTTAACCATAATTGAATAATTGGAAGTTCATTAAGATACTCTGCCAGTCTCGTTTGTTGCCAAACTTTATTAGCAAGCTCTTCATTTTCAGAGAGATTGCGAATATCTCGATTTAAGCGAATTGGCTTTCTACCTTCCTTGTATGCCTTGTTTTTTGTTTTTCGTTTTTGGCTTCCGCCCTCGCCATCCCAACAAATAATAATTTCATCTGGCTTGGTTTCTCTTACAAGCTTCTGGAGGATTTTAAGAAATCCTTTGATGCCACCGATAGGTTGCCCATTTGTGGACAGACTCGGATCGACAATATATGCTCTAAAATACATATTAAGAGCATCAATAATAAGTAATCGTTTCATTTCTTTGCCGGGTAATATTCAATCAGTTCTCTTTCAATTTGGTGCTTCAGAAAGCTGTCAAGAACCTTGTGATATTGGTATCCCCACCCAATCACTTCCCACATCGCAGGAATGTCTCTCTCTTTTTCTTCACTATAATAAGGAGATTGCTTTTTATGCAATATGGCTTGCTCTGGAATTCCATTGTCATACTTGACGAGCAAGTCCCCTACTCTAAGCTTTATTCTTTTTTTACCCATAATGTTCTTATAGCCTCACACATCCAAGTTCTTTTTGATCGATAGAATAAAAAACGCGCTTGACTCCAACGTGACGCAGCACTGCCTCGCACATATCGCATGGCTTAGAAAGTCGTAGGTCGCCACCTTTGCCAACCCGAACAACGTAAACGTCTGCTCCACGGGTTACAGAACGATCTAGACCAAGCACACATCCAAGTTCTGCATGGTGTGTTGTGTGTCCACAATCTCGTCTTCTAAATCTCTTTCCAAATCTAGCATGCCTATTTTTATTGACAGATACATTAAGCACGGTGCCACCCTTAACTAGAACAGCACCGTGCTTATAATCTGGGGCTTCAGAACTTTCTGCAATGCGCTTGGCAAGTTCTACAAGTCGTTTTTTGCGTCCCGCAATAGACATACCTTTTCCTTACTGTGATAATATAACATATTTACAGCAGGGTGTCAAGTAGTTTTTAACGATATCTGCGGGGAGGGGGGGCAGGTCTTCCGCGACCCTTTACAAACCTAACATGTGTATGAGGTTGTCGATTAATCATCTGTCGCGGTATTGTGCGTAACTCCCAATATCCATGCACCCATACGCCGCGTGGGGTTTGGTGTCCATTAACCCATACCCATGCCTTAACTCTGACAGGCTGGTGCGCGTTGTGGTGCGGTGCATGATGTCGAGCCGCAGGTGGGCTTGGTCGAGCCGGTGCGGGCTGTGGCGGTGTATGTGCATGTACCGAGCAGCCCATCAAGGCAAAAGCCATTGTAAATAAAGTTGTCTTAATCATTTTTCTTTTTCCTTCTGTTCTTGTTTTTAGGTGTAGATTTCACGAAATCTGGATGCCAATATTTAACTTGGAACTTTTCGTATCCTTGTCCATATCTCTTAATTTTGACGATCAACTTGTCATCCCATTCACTTAAAAGTGAAGTTTTTTTGTTAGACGCATCTTCATACAGATCATATAAACCTGCTCGTTTCCAGACTTTATTTTGTTTTTCTTCTAGCATCAACTTTCTGTCTCCTCATAGAAATCGGAAGCATTGCCTTCTCGTTTATCAAACTTCATAATAACCTCTTCATCGATTAGTTCAACAATTCTGTCTTTAAACTTTTCATCTTCGATCATTTCTTTCCATTTAGAGGGTTGAAACTTTTGTTCAGTGCCATCGGCATACGTAAGAGTATACCATGCGCCAGCTTGCTTAAGATGTTCCGAACCCTTGATTGCGTCGAACCAAGATTCTTCATCTTGAATACCAATCTCGTCGCCCCATAAAATCTTAAAATTGCATTGACGACCTTGTGTGCCAAAACGTGACTTTTCAAGTTTTACCTTTACTTCTGATCCAATTCTGAATCCTTTATCATCAGTTACAAAACTTGCTTTTGCCTTCCTGCCAGTTAGCCAGATTCTTAAAGAATAGGCGTAGATCATCGCCTTGCCACCAGGGGTTACATACGGAGTAGTCATGGCTTCGGAAGGCGAACGAGTAATGTTTGTCTTCAACTGGTTCAGAACCAGAAAAGTGGATTGTGAATTAGCAATCGGAACGGTTAACTTGGACATTCCCTTGGCAAGAATTCTTGCCTTCATCGCCATCGATGATTGAGGGTTAAAGTCGCCTTCAACATCTGACACAGCGGGGGTTAGTGCTAGCGAGTCCCAAATAAACAGCATCCGATTATTATTGTTTGCCAATAGATCTTCGATTGTTTCCAGAACAAACTCAACAGATGCCGCTTGGACATAAAGTAAGGTATGTAAGTCACAACCTGCACGTTCCAGAAAAGCTGGATCAATAGCAGACTCTGAATCGAAATAGATTACGTCAATATCCATTTTTTGAGCATTGGCTGCAATCTGTGCCGCCATATAACTTTTCCCGGTTGATTCGAGCCCAGCAATTTCTACAATTTTACCCATAGGAATACCGGAACGTTTTCCTCGACATATAATAGAGTCAAGCCAGCGAGAGCCGGTTGGAATCCAGTCTTTAACTTGCGTTGGATTCTCTTCTGTTAAATTATGGGCTACATTGATACCCGCTTTTTTGTTGATTAAAGCACGCATATCCGCTAAACTTAATTTACCTGCTTTGGTGCTTTTAGATCTCGCCATTCTCATTTAATCTCCATTGAGTAAAAAGGGTGAGGCACCTGATAACCCTGTGCCTCCCTGTGGACGTGGGATTACGCTCCCATGAGTTCGTTGAAAGCAGCGTCAACAGAAGAAACTGTGTCAGTCGAAGGAGGAGGGGTTGTAGAATCAGTCTCCTCGCTGGTGCTTTCGTCGCCAAGAAGGAAGGCGTCCAATAGGGTGCCTACATCTTCTGGCGTCTTACGCTCAAAGAGCGTGTCGAAGTCGGGAATGCTTTCAAGCAATTCCGCGCAACGTTCATCGCCACCGACTGCATCATCACATAACACAGAAGACCGACGACGTGGGGTAAGCTTCGTTTGAGGGAAGCTAGCGCCTTGCGGCTTACCATAATGAAGGACGAGATCTGTTCCCGTTTCAGTATCGGTAATATCACCATATTCAGGATTAAGAACAAGATTGAGCAACTGCTCATATACCATCTTGCCATATCCCCA